CCACCTCTGGCACCGTCAGGGTAACAAGTCATACCTCTTAATCTCGGAGCATACTCAATCAGCATCTGGCTAAACTCTTGAGGTGTGAACGTCTGCTCATCAAACGCTGGCAGGTTCAATGTGCTGGATATTGCCATGTCCACATAGTCCTGAACGTCAGCCTGGAACTTAAGGCGTCTCTCTGGATCTTTGGCAAGAGAGCTGGATGTCTCAATAGATTCAGGATCAAGGCCGTATTCCTGTATAAGGCTCTCAGCAGTAGCATCCACAACATATTCGTAGTTCCATTTAGTTCCATTAGTCAGGTATCTACGCTTGTAAGCAACAGCAAACAATGGTTCAATACCAGTGGTTGTACTGGCAAGAATACCAATAGTACCGGTAGGTGCAATGGCCCTGTACTTCTTTGGTCTGTTGATCTCCAGCTTATCAGAGATGATGTTTGCTCCAGCTTCACCAGCTTCCACATACAGGGACAGCCACTGTCTAAGATCATCATTCATCTCATACCGATGTCCGTTCTTGAGCAACCAGGCATGAACTCCCATAATACCGAGTCCAATTTTACGGTTCTGATCACGCACCTGATACACCTTCTCGTAAGGAAGGTCAGCCCGGTATCCACCACATACCAAGAACTTAGATGCAAGGTGGCATACTCTGGCAAACTCCACAGATGATTCGATGCGCTCCATATTTACTGAACCGAGATTGCAGACATCACTGTCATCCTCAGAGGTGAACTCGGTACAAGCATTGCGTAATGTATCTTTCGTATTTACACCAAAGTTAAAAGACATACCAGGTTCAGCAGTCTTTAGAGCCTGTTCTACATTAGAATCCCATACCTTCCTGGCCCATTCATATTCCTTGGCAGATCTCTCTCCAAATACAGCAGCAAGGAAATCATCATCGTAGTTGACAGATATGTTAGTCATGTCAAGGTCAGCAGGGAAGTTGAAGTCAGCTTCTTTCAAAGCTTTGACCTCGTCTGACCAGTCCTTGGCATAGATGAAATCCATAATATCAGGATGCTTCCAAGAGAGGGAGGCATACATAGCTGATCTCCTTGAGCCACCCTGCATTACATTGCGTCCTACCTCATTCATAACTTTCATAAGAGCGATAGGGCCAGAAGCAATCCCACCCGTACGGCTTAAGATACGACCACTCTCCCTGAACAAGGAGTAATCAATACCTATACCACCACCACACATAAGGCAGGACATAGCATGGTGAGTGAGTCTTGCCCACTCCTCTCTGGTATCCTCTTCGGCACCGAGGCAGAAGCAGTTATTGTAGAAGCTCGCCTTATGACCAGCATAATAAAGATACCTTCCAGCCGGAATAAACTTCATGTCACGGATAAAACCATACAGTTCAGCTATCTCCGACTCCGTCAGAATACCACCACACACCTCATCAACCAGAACCTGGGCTTTCTTTTCCCAAGTTGGAGAATTCACATTAGCATATTTCGCTTTGAAGATGTTCTCTGCGAAAAAGGTCTTGAATACGTTCGTCAAGTAGAGCCTCCTTCCATGTTAAAATATTCTTACGTTTACCACACGGCTTATCCTCATGACAGATACCACCTCTATATAGACACTCTGGTACCATACGATAAGCCAGGTCAGGATCTACAGCCATAACGCCATCACGGATAAGTCTCATCTGTCTTACCGTTGCTTGGTGTGACTTAAAGCACAATCTCTTCCTTGCCATGTTCACCAGAGCTTGAGCATTACATATCATACCATGGTTAGTAGGTGTCCATCTGTTCGCATCATCAGGTCCACCGCGATCATCTCTCAGTGTCTTACCGAAGTGGGCAACAACTCCAATAGGATGACGCATGAAGTGAGTTGAGACAAAGGTAGGGAGATTGAACATACTGATCTTGAACAACTGTGTTCGCATGGGAGAGTGTTCATTCCGGTATATCCGTTCCAGATTCATCTCAGACTCACTGTCAATGGTCATACTGCAAGCCCATTGCAAGATATCAATGTCAGTTATCTTCTCAACTTTTACAGATAAGGTCATCAAGCCACTCCCTTATCATATCAGTTGGATCAACATGAACTTTATTCTTTACAACCTTGCCGTCTTTCTTCTTGCTGCCTTTCATCTCATTGCATTTGATAACACAACCTCTGGCATAAGCGATCATCTGAGCAATCTCAGGCCTAGATGCGTCAATGCTGTCAACCAGGGACTCATACATATCTTGCTGTAAGATGGCAGCCCAATCAAGAATCTTCTTGAAGTTCGCAAGCTCAGTGCCGAAGTCAAAAGGCCTCTGCAACTTACAAGCGAACTTGGCTTTTGTTCCGTCCAGCACAAAGATAAAGTCTGCATACTCAGCCAGCCGATGCGGAATGGAGATAGCATGATAAAACTCTTTAGCTTCTTCACTCAGCATCTTAAGTTCCAGTTCAGGGTCGAACTTCTCAAGAAGTCCACGGTCTTTATTCCATTTAATTGTTCTTGTTTTTAGCATATTTCCTCCTTCTCTTTGCGTTATAAGCTGCTCGTTTCTCAGCGGCAGTTTTATGGTTGTAATAAATATACTTGGTCTGAGGTTGGAGATGCAAGTCCCAGAAGTCTACGAGGCGTTGTAACGTATCCATAGCTTCATGCACTCCCTTTGCCTTACCCCAGGTTGTGACAAGTCTTAGCACCTTGCCATCAAGTCCGTTGCAGCCTCTGTGTAATGCAGCACGAACTACACCTGTAGTATGGTCATGGTCGATCACTACATTAACTGGCTTAGTTCTTGTTAAGTCCTTTCCACAAACAGGGCATATTCCTTTTTGTTGGGCAATCAACATCTTCTTTACTTTCGGTATGTCTGACCTTGTCATCTTTACGAATTCCATAGTTCAGTCCTCTTTCTATATTGGAAATGAGCTTTCTCCTTTCTTCGGTATCTTCCATAACTCTCCTTCATAAGTTTGCATATGGGCAAGTCTGCCTTGTTCCAACATTCTCTCATATGCTATTTCTGGTTTACGGTAGTATGACAAGTATTCATTGTACACTCTTTCACAGAGTTCATCCTCACTCTTAGCACCATACAGAAGATCGTAAGCTTTCTTTGGACCTTGACCAGGGATACCTGGATAGTTATCCACACCGTCTCCAGTAATAAGCTGAGAGTAGAAGAAAGTCAGTCCACTTCCCCTGAGTTTATCAAGGACTTGTGATTTTTTACGCCCAACCTTAAACCGTTTGTACTTACCTTCCCCTTTGTTCTTCCCTCTAATAAAGGTATCCTGCTGTCGCATAGTGCCTCTTGAGTTTAATTCAAACCATATGTACTTCTTCTCCCATCCAGTATCATCCTCTTTTATCTGGTGATAAGGGATAGGTTTAATCTTCCCATGATGAGAGATAACAGTGCATAGGTGCTTTGGGTTTATAGGCTCTTTATCAAACAAAGGCCAGAACTCATAATCATTAATCTCAGTCTCTGCCCACTTAGGATCAAGATCTCCGATAGGAATAACCCACTTAGTTTGAAGTTTATCTTGTCCAGGCTCAAGGTGCTTCCCTGGTATTATGTTAAGGTCTTTATCTTTAGAGATAATAACAAACCCACAGAAACTCATATGAGTAGTTGTCCAAAGCATCTCTTTTCCATGCTCCTTGGCAAAAGCCTTGTGTCTTTTCCATGCCTCTTTGGATATATCATCATCAGCCTCACACCCATCAGACATAAGAGCAGCATACCTTTCATGTACCCACTCTTTTATCTCATGAAAGAAAGGAGGTTTCTCTTCCTTCCTCTGCCCTTTGTATGGTTTGAGAGTTGCGATATCATGCCTGAAATTGTTCTTCCCATCTGTAAGATACAGTAAGCAGGAGTCACATCCAGCAGCTTCAAGCCATGAGTTGAGAAGGTAACTGGCATGGTCACACTTAGCTTTCCAAACATCAGACTCATAAGGTTTATCAGAGTTCTTAAACTTAAGGTACTCTATCTCAGTGCTGGTGTACCCAACATTGTATGGTATTCCATCAGCATC